ACCAACTAAAGATGGCAAGGGCAATTATCTCGAACTTCAATTCGAAATTATTGATGGTGAGTATAAAGGCAGGCTTCTTTGGTCAAGACTGTGTCTCGAAAATCATAATGACACAGCTGTTAAAATTGCCAAAAGTCAGCTGGCTGATATTTGCAAAGCAATTGGTGTTCTGACTCCTCGTGATAGCATCGAACTGCATAATTTGCCTATAAGAATAAAAGTTGCAGTTAAAAAACGCAGCGATAATGGTGAGCTAACTAATGAAGTAAAAAAATACGGTAAACGCGAAACTGCTGTAACTCAGAATCCTGCAGCAGCGAAAGGTGTCGCTCCCTGGAAACGCTGACAATAGAGCTGCCATATCCGCCAAGTGTTAATCATTATTTTAAGCGGCGAGGTAAACAAACCTTTATAGGGGCTGATGGCATTATGTTTCGCAGAAAAGTTTGCTTAGCTCTTATGGCAGCCAGGGTAAGTCCGATGGCGGGTATGCTTGCAATGAAGGTAAGGGCGTACCCGCCGGATAGGCGAAAGCGTGATATCGACAATATTCAAAAGCCGCTTCTTGATGCATTAGAAAAAGGCAGGGCATTTTTTAACGATTGCCAGATTAAACACCTGACAACGGTTATGAGAGAGCCAATCAGCGGTGGAAAGACAATAGTAACAATAAGGACAATCAGTGATAGAACTTCGACCATATCAAAAACAAGCTGTTGATGCATGTTACGATTACATGCGGAAAAGTACAGGCAATGGCTGTATCGTTCTGCCAACAGGATCAGGAAAAAGTGTTGTCCTTGCCCAAATGTGCAGCGATGCAGTTTCACTTTGGGATGGCAGAGCACTTGTTCTTGCACACGTCCAGGAGCTTATCGAGCAAAATGCAGGAAAAATAAAACATTTTCTTGGTGATAATTTTGTTGGCATTTATTCTGCCGGATTAAAGCAGAAAGATATGCACCAGCCTGTAATCGCGGCATCGATTCAGTCTATTTATAAAAAGGCATTTGAGTTTGAGCCATTCGATCTTGTGATAATAGATGAATCGCATCTTATCGCCACAAGCGGTGAAGGAATGTATTTATCATTTCTGCGAGATGCAAAGATTGTAAATCCTAATATTCGAGTTGTTGGCTGCACTGCGACGCCATATCGAACCGGCACAGGCATGATTTGCGGGCCGGATAATATTCTCAACGAAATCTGCTATGAAGTAGGCATTAAAGAGCTTATTCGAGATGGTTATCTCTGTCCTTTACGCAGCAAAGCATCAAAAACACGCATTGATACCACTGGCCTCCATGTTCGCGGTGGCGAATTTATCGCCAACGAGCTTGAGGATTTGATGGATACTGACACTCGCGTCAAGGCTGCATGTGCTGAAATACTCGAATATACGCAGGATAGACATGCGGTTCTCATTTTTGCAGCCGGTGTTGATCATGGAAAGCACATTCAAAAAATATTCCAGGAAAACCACAATGTCGAATGCGGATTTGTCTCCGGTGATAGTCCAGACGGTTGGCGAAAGAAGATGATTGATGATTTTAGAAGCGGCAAACTCAAATATCTGTGCAATGTGAATGTTCTAACCACAGGTTTTGATGCACCCAATATTGATTGTATAGCAATGCTTCGTCCGACGATGTCGCCGGGCCTTTTTTATCAAATGACTGGAAGGGGATTTAGACTTCATGAAAATAAAACAGACTGTCTCGTGTTGGATTTTGGTGGAAATATTCTTCGTCATGGTCCCGTCGATTGCCTGCGGGTCAGTGATGCAGTTGTCAAGCGAAACGGAGATGCACCAGCAAAGGAATGCCCAGAATGCTGTGAGATCATTCACGCTGCCTATGCAAGATGTCCTTCTTGTGGATACGAGTTTCCGCCGCCGGAGAAGACAAAGCATGATTCGACTGCAAGCTCGGAAGGAATACTATCCGACCAGGCAAGTGTTAATGAATACGAGGTTCAGGAAGTTCTCTACAACGTTCACACCAAGAAAGGTGCTAAAACCGAATCGCCTCGAACCATGCGAGTGCAATATAAAATAGGTTTTGCTTCATATATTTCCGAATGGATATGCTTTGAGCATACGGGCTTTGCTCGCCAAAAAGCTGAAATCTGGTGGAAACAGAGATCTGATAGTCCTGTGCCGGATGATTCTGAAATGGCAGTCTTTTTTGCCACAAATGGAAGGCTCAAAGAACCTGTAAAAATAACTGTAAAAAGTATTTCTGGTCAGAAATTCGACCAGATAACCGGTTATCAATTCGAAGATACAGAAGTTTCAGACTGGCAGTTCAACAAGTCTTTGCCAGAGTTTGTTCCAGTTGACGACGAAATTCCTTTTTAATCCAAAGAAAAAAAATATGCCAAACATTAAAGAAATATCTTTCTCATATTTACATGCAGGTCTTTCAGTACTACCTGCCAATGTGCAGCTTAAGTTCGCCGCTTTATCAGGGTGGAAACAGTATCAGCAGCGATTGCCTTACGATTCTGAATTACAAGCTTGGTTCAGCAATGGTCAAACAGGTCTGTGCATTGTTACAGGCAAGGTTTCTGGAAATCTTGAAATGATAGATTTTGACCTGCAAGCCCAGGCATATTCGAGATGGTTCGATATTGTGGAAAATCAATCACCGGGCCTGCCTGAAAAGCTTGTAATTGAAAGATCTCAATCAGGCGGTATGCATGTAATCTACCGCTCTCAAAATGAAATCAACGGCAATATGAAACTTGCCCAACAAAAAATTATTTTACCTACTGGTGATGAGGCCGAAGTTTGCGGTAAGAAATATAAACCTCGCAAGGATAAAGATGGTAATTGGTTTATCGTTCTTACTTTAATAGAAACACGTGGTGAAGGGGGGCTATTTTTATGTGCGCCATCACCAGGTTATGAATTAATCCAAGGTGATTTTACATCAATACCTGTTTTAACGTCAGAACAGCGGGATATCTTACTTGAAGCTGCCTGGTCTCTGAACGAGTTTATCCCCGAACCAACACCCGAACCTGCGATATCAAATACCGGCAATTCATTTCGTCCCGGTGATGATTACAATGTTCGCGGCGATTTTAAATCTGTTCTCATTTCACATGGCTGGAGTTTAGCCCAGGCAGGTGAAAGCGAGCGTTGGCGCAGACCAGGTAAAGAGATTGGCTGGTCAGCCAGTTTAAAAGATAGAGTCTTTTATTGTTTTTCACGAAATGCTTATCCGTTCGAAGGTGACAGGGCATATTCATCATTCAGCGTTTACACCCTTTTAGAACATAACGGTGATTACAGCAAAGCTGCACAGGCACTTTCCAGACAGGGGTTTGGCAAAGCAGAGGATGTCAGTACAGTAGATATCTCTCATATCATAACGAACGAACCTGACGATGAGGATGAACGCAAGGTATCTGACCCCGGCCAATTGCCTATTGAATTATTAAATGTTCCCGGGTTTGTAAATGAACTTCGTGAGCATATGCTAGAAACTGCACCTCACCCGGAACCGATATTATCATTTTTTGGTGCTCTCTGTGAACAGGCACATCTGGCCGGCAGAAAAGTCCGCGACGATCATGATAACCGCACGAATTTATACGTCCTTGCCCTGGCATTTCCAGGCTGTGGTAAAGACCATCCCCGCAAAGTGAACAGCAGATTATTGCAGGCAGCAGGTCTTGAAGGTGTAACTGCAGATGGTTTTGCAAGCGGCGAAGGTATTGAAGATAAATTATTCATGCACCCGGCATCGTTATTCCAAACAGATGAGATTGATTCGCTCATCACGTCAACCTCCAAGGGGAAAGATGCCCGAATTGATATGATTATGAATATTTTATTAAAAATGTTTTCTGCTTCAAATTCTATATATAGCACGAGACTAAAGGCAGGCAAAAAGGATGGAGGAAGTATTGACCAGCCATCACTGACGATATATGGCACCGCTGTCCCGGAAAATTATTACGAGGCTCTTTCAAGCAAGATGCTTACTAATGGTTTTTTTGCAAGAATGATAATTGTTGAATCCGGACCGCGAGCGCCTGAACATGATGCAGTATTCCGCGAAATTCCAGAATCACTTATAAGAACGGCCAATTACTGGGTGAATTTCAATCCGGGTAATGGCAATCTCTCAAATTTCCATCCCGTTCCGATTTGTGTACCTCATACAGATGCAGCTAAGGCCTTGCAGCGAGAGTACGGCAGACTTGCCGACAGCATATATGACAAGGCGCAGGAGCTTGGCGATCTGGTAACCATGGCCGTATGGAGCAGGGCAGCTGAAAAAGCAAGGAGATTAGCTTTAATTTATGCCTGCAGCGAGAATGCAGTCAATCCCGTCATTACAGAAGCAGCGGTTAAATGGGCAACAGGTCTTGTTACATACACCACTAAACGTATGCTTTTTATGGCTTCACAATATGTAAGTGAAAGTGATTTCCATGCCAACTGTCAGAAATTGCTTCGAATATTGCGCGAATGGCAGAAAAAGAAACGCGATGCGTGGATGCCATATTGGATGATCACCAGAAAACTTCCCTGGGCACAACGCGACCATGAGGAGGTACGAACGGCATTATTGAATCAAAGAAAAATCGAGTACGTCGAAGAAACCACGGGTGGTCCGACAAAAAAACTTTACAGGATAATAGGAAGATGAAGCTTATTGATTTTTATAAAAAACTCATTGTGTCAATAAGTTTGGAAATTTCAAACCTATTGCAACTCATTGACAACTCATTGCGCTATGTTTTGCGCAATGAGTTGAAAATACAAATCTTTAATATATATATACTTATATATAATACTACTACTTATTGTATATACTATATATATCCCTCTCTTATAAAGCATTTTTTAGCCTTTTTGCGTGTGTGTGTACGCGTGTGCGAGGCAATGAGTTTTAAAATTAAACTGTCCCCATCGTTACAAAAGCAATCTGGTGAAAAATATTTCCTGACATTCTACGCACATTATTGCCTCGATTGCCAGATGATGTATTTCGGAAAGCATCTTAATGAAATCAAACCTTGTATCCGGTGTGGCAGCACAAATGTTATCAATGGTCCCTTGATGAATTCAAAAGAAAAATCGGCAAACGTTGCCGAAATTAAATAAAACTTTTTTTAAGGAGTATGGAAAATGAAATCTTTAAAACAATTTAGTAAATGGGATGTGGCGATTGCAGTAATTATTATCGTCACTGGTCTGGCACTTGCACTTGGCGGATGTCAAATGCCGAACATCCAGCCCGATCAGCTTCAGAGTTTAGCTGTCCAGACAGAAGAGTTAAGCGGAAAGATCGATCTGTTCCAGGAGCAGACAAAAGCGACGCTTGAGTCGTTGAAGCAAAATGGCACGCTTGATTCAAATGCTATTGCCACTGTTGAAAAACTTCAACGCAGTATCGACTCAGTGCAAAACAAAACAGCGGCAATTGCTAGTGCTGTTAAAAACGCACAGTACACAAATCCGCAAGATGGTTTGACCACAGTGCTGGAAGGTGCGAGAGCAGCGAATGCAGCAAGTGCTCCATTTAATCCTTATGCACCGCTAATTGAAATTGGCCTTGGCCTTGCAGCAGCAACAGCCGCAGCACTAGCAAAAAGAAACGCACAGAAGGCAACAGAGGCACAGGCCAAGTACGATGCACATAAGCAGGGTGTTGAGTTGACAATGAAGCAGGTATCGCAATCAGCAGTTCCTGAAGTTAAAGCAATTGAAACACAGTTGTATGAAAATATTGGCGAAGCAAGAAAGACAGTTGGATCGTCATCGTAAGTTGGCAATGTTTGATCCACGATCGCACGGGTTGCGTTGTTTAAAAATAAGTGGGGGTGTACTTGAAAATAAAAACGATGCAACCTGTGGCGACGTGGAGAAGATTTGGGTCCTCCCTGTGCGAAAATGTTCGTATGGCCCAGGGGAACAGTCGCGCTATAAAAGACATTCGGTCGGAGTTGAACATATTTTTTAAAGGAAGTTTTAGCTATGAAAATTGAATTAAAAAACATCAGTGATATTCGCCCATATGAGAATAATCCGCGTGATAACAGCGGGGCAGTCGATGCTGTGGCGGCCAGTTTAAAAGAGTTCGGTTTTCGCCAGCCGATTGTGGTTGATAAAGATGGCGTTATTATCGTCGGCCATACCCGCTACAAGGCGGCCCAGAAACTTGGGTTAGAAAAGATTCCTGTCCATGTGGCTACGGATTTAACCGAGGCACAGATAAAAGCATATCGAATCGCCGACAATCAAACTGCCACCATCGCGGAATGGAACTATGAACTGCTGCCTATCGAATTAAAAGATTTGCAGACAATGGACTTCAATCTCGAGTTGCTGGGTTTTGACAGCGACCAGCTTGCCAAGATACTTGATCCCGGCATACAGGAGGGGCTCACCGATCCTGATGATGTACCCGAGCCCCCGGCGGAACCTATATCCAAACCGGGTGATCTTTGGCTTTTAGGTGAGCATCGACTTTTGTGTGGTGACAGTACCAATCGCGACGATGTTGTCTATTTAATGAAAGGCGATAAGGCGGGTCTGATTTTCACAGATCCACCTTACAACGTCAATTATGGAATATCAAAAAACCCGCGCCATAAAATACGCTCCATCGAAAATGATTCCATGTCCACCGATGAATGGAGCATATTCTGTCATAAGATGTATGAGATATTTCAGGAATTCAACACTGGCGATATTTACATGTGGGGAGCGTCCGGCCCGGAAGGAATGAGAATGAGACTGTGGCTTACAGAGATGGGCTGCCACTGGTCAGCAACAATTATATGGAAAAAGCAGCAGCTTGTTTTAAGTCCGGCAAAGTATCAGCGGATGTATGAGCCATGTTTTTTCGGCTGGTTCGGAAAAAGCAGCTTTGGTGATGACAGAACACAAACAGAAGTTTGGGAAATAAATCGTCCGCTCAATTCTAAACTTCATCCGACAATGAAACCAGTGGAGTTATGCGTAAAAGGTATAACCAACAGTTCAGTACCGGGGACAATTGTTTTTGATGGCTTCCTAGGTAGCGGAAGTACGCTGATCGCATGCGAGCAGACGGGACGCAAATGCTATGGTTTGGAAATTGATCCGGCATATTGTGATGTGATAAAAAACAGATGGGAGCAGTTTACAGGTAAGAAAGCTGTTCTGGCTAATGAGAAAACCCCGGCAGAGGCCAGGGTTGAGGAGATGAAGTAATGAGCTTGTTATTTGGCGACAGTGAATTTGCCTCTCTCTGTTTTGACAAAGCGGGATTCAGCTGCTTTTTCTTTGATCTCGCGGATAATCGCAGAATAGATCGTAGCGGCAGGAGTTTTTCCACCGGTTTTCCACATGCCCTGATCGATCATTCGTTTAACAATCTCCTGGCAATCAAGCGGCTGGCCGGCGTCAGCGAGGACCATAAAGGCTGCGAGAAGTCCGCCAAGTTTTTTGACCTTTGTCGGATTTGGATCTTTGGTCGGTTCGATTTGGGCAGGCTTAGTATTTTCTTTTTTGACTTGATAGAGCCCCAGGAGTCTGTCGGCAGATCTGATGATAAGCTCTTTGTTGGTATTGATGTTAACACCAACCCAGCCGCCATCTTCATGTTCACTCATAATACGCACACCTGCGGTATTCTTGCCGACTTTCATTGTGTAGACTTTGCTGATTTTAATTTCTTCTTTATTCATTGTGATTTCCCTTTCAAAGATAAGTTTTATTTATCTACTTTGAACTATTGTTATTTGAAATTCACTGCCATCAATTGTTCGGACTACAAGTCCGCTGTTGCGTGTGAGCATTCCAGCTTCCTGGAAGTTTACTACCATCGCGACCTCATCTTCATCAGCCAATCCGATAGCAATAAATTTTTCCATTATTTCTTCTGTGATTTTGACCATTGTCAAATCTCCTTAATCTGCAAAAAGTTCTATGAATCTGAAATAACTATGTATCATCGAGTTGGTTCCCCGGCACCCATCGAGTTGATATTGGATGCACTGGCTCATGCTATATTGATCGTCCCGATCATCGGGGGATACAAGATGGATGTTGACGGAAGTTCCGTTTTTATCTGCGATATGACACACGATACTTTTATCTTCTCTGCTGATCGTCGCTATGTATCCTGTATCGCCTTCGAGTGTGATTGTTTTAACTTTCATTCTTCATATCTCCCTACAATTATTTATTTTGATGACCATTTGTGTGGGTTGTGTGGGTTTGGGTTTGATGACGTTTATGTCATAACGGCCGTCTGTGTAAACTCCAACAACTCTGCCGCGGATTCCTTTGTATTTGCCTTTTGTGATTTCGATCTTCATTTGCTTGTCCTTTCGTTTTCGGTTTCGTTTATGTGTGGGTCGTTTTGCGCGCGGGTTAAATCTTCCAGTGATTCCTGGATTTGTTTTTCTGATATGCCGCTGAATATCGCCAATGCCCGGATCAATTCTCTGCGGGCATCAACCGGCGAGCCGGTATTTGATTCTTTTTGCAACTCGCATTCAAACCATGCGATTATGTTTGCGATATCGGGTTTCGCTGCTTTGTACTCTGTGTTTTCCATATCTTTCCTTTCAAAAATCTTATGTTTAAGAACATGCATGTGTTATCTAAATAAACATGTAATAGCAAGTAATTAAGTACATTATTTTAAAGGAGTTACATTAATTTGCTATGACAATACTAAATGACACAAAACTAGCTAAAACTTCGATAAATCCGGCCGCATTGTCGCCCGAAACAGCAGCTAAAATGCTTGGATTGCAAGTTGGGATTGTCCAGAAACATATCTCGCAAGGAGCACCAGTAGGGACGGATGGGACAATCAATTTAATTCATTATTCAGCGTGGCTAAATAGCAGGATGACTCATGGCTATTGACGTAAATAATCTCTCGCAATCTGAACTTTTGCAGCTGATAAATTCCACCCCGCTTGGTGTTGTTATAGATCGGCCGCGTTTACGCAGGCAGATGGATATTGCTGGATATCGAATTGGTGATGGTAAACATATTAATCTGGTTCGGTATATCTCATGGCTGGCAAAAGAATATGAAAAACCTAAGCAGCAAAAGCAATCTATCGAGGAATCGCGGCTTAAAGATCTAATTTCTAAAAATGCAGCTCGAAAAGCTGCTCAGGATATCGGCGAAATACCAGCGATTGAAAACCCCGAGAGAAGGGAGCGAGCGTGCAAAGATTTCAGATTTTTCTGCGAGACATATTTCCACGATGTATTTTACCTGCCATGGTCAGCTGATCACTTGACGGTTATTTCAAAGATAGAGCAATCGGTTCTTCAGGGAGGATTGTTCGCATTTGCAATGCCGCGAGGAAGTGGTAAATCTGCGCTGACTTGCTCTGCTGCGATATGGGCTATACTTATAGGAGCAAGGAAATATGTTTGCCTGATCGGCTCCGCAACCCGGCAATCGCTTAATCTTTTTCAAAGCGTCCAGGCTGCCATGCTGGGTAATGATTTACTCTTGGCAGATTTCCCTGAAATTATTTATCCAATACAGTGCCTTGAAAACTCTGCGCATAAGCAGCGAGGCCAAAGATGTAATGGCCAGCTTACATATCCGGTCTGGGGAACACACAAGATAGTTATTCCTACGATTCCCGGCAGCAAAGCATCTGGTTCAGTGGTTACGGTCGATAGTCTGGATTCAAATATCAGAGGCCAGATTCATACTACGATGAATGGCAAAATTATTCGGCCTGATCTTGTTTTAATAGATGATCCGCAAACCAGAGAGTCGGCTAAATCGCTTAATCAGACTAATCAGCGGCTAAGTACATTGAATGGTGATGTACTCGGTATGGCAGGACCTGGCAAGAAAATATCAGGGCTTCTTACCTGTACCAAAATTTACTGCAATGATTTGGCTGATCAGATACTTGATTCTCAAAAAAATCCTGAATGGCAGGGACAGTGTACAAAAATGGTTTATACATTCCCAACAGATACAAAACTCTGGGACGAGTATGAGCAGATTCGCGCCGATAGTCTTCGAGCAGGTAATGGCGGCAGGGAAGCGACAGAGTTTTATATCAAAAACCGTATTGCGATGGACAGCGGCAGTAATGTAGCATGGCCCCAGCGTCATAACGAAGATGAAGTTTCCGCGATTCAGCATGCCATGAATTTAATGCTTCGTAATGAAGTGGCGTTCTTTGCAGAATACCAAAACGACCCGATCGCCGAACAATCTGATGAGCAGGTCCTTACGGTTGAGCAGGTTATGGATAAAACCAACGGTCGCAAAAGGGGAGAGGTTCCGCTTTCATGTCAGCATTTAACTATGTTTATCGATGTACATGATAAACTACTTTTCTATACGGTTTGCGCTTGGTCAGATGATTTTACTGGTTTCGTTGTTGATTATGGAACTTATCCTGATCAAAAGCGTCTCTCATTTACGCTCCGAAAAGCACAGATAAGCCTGCAAGATATTTACCGCGGCATGGAAAAAGAAGGAGCGATACAGGCAGGTTTAGAAAAACTATGCAGCGATTATCTAAACAGAGATTGGAATCGCGGCACAGGTGTCGTGAAAATCGATCGCTGTTTAATTGATAGCGGTTATTTGCCCGGCATTGTTGAAAATATCCGTCATAAACTCGGCAGTAATATTATTGCTTCAAAAGGTGTTGGTATAAGGGCAGCAAATAAACCAATGTCCAGTTATAAAAGAAAGCCCGGCGAGAGGCATGGTCATCATTGGTATATACCCAACATAAATAAAACCGGGGAGTTTACCCATGTGGCAATCGATACAAACTATTGGAAAACTTTTGTGCATGAACGTTTCTTTGTAGCAGCAGGGGACCATGGCAGTATGACTTTATTTGGCAAAGGCGCTCATCAGCATTCTTTATTTGCCGAGCATGTAGCGGGTTCTGAAATTTGGGTTCGTACCGAAGGTCACGGCCGCGTTGTTTATCAATGGTCACCAAAAGTTGGGGGCATTGATAATCACTGGCTTGATTGTATGGTCGGCTGCTCGGTAGCGGCATCAATGTGTGGATGCACACTTAGTGGCCACAGCGTAAAAAGTATTGCGAAAAGAGAAAGAATAAAATTATCAGATATTCAGACAAAGAGACAACTATGAATAATTTAAATCAGGAAAAACAATCTGAAAAAACAGGTGGCTTGGAATGCCGCAGTTGCGGTTGTCGGCATTTTCGCGTTGAAAGCACCCGCATTGCAAACAAGCAGATTATCAGGTATCGACTCTGCCGCAATTGTGGAAAGAGACTTACTACCATTGAAAGACCTGTTATAAAATAGAAAAGTCCTACTAATAGCAACTTTCTTTATAAATTGAGGAAATCCTCTTTGACACATTGACTTATAAAAATGAAAGTGTAAATTGGGATTGACAACTAAATAACGCGGGTAGCTTGCGACTGATCCTCGCATGTAACTCAGAAAAAATATAAAAGCCGTTCGGGGCCGAACACCCGGTGCGGCTTATTTTTTTATACTCGTTTATTTGGTTGCTTTTGGCGGGATAGAGCAATGGTAGATCGCCAGGCTCATGCCCTGGAAGATGAAGGTTCGAATCCTTCTCCCGCAATTATGACAGAAAATATTAAAATTTTAGAAAACTCCCAGCAACCTGCAAAAGTTTCCAGCGACGGCGTCTCCGTTGAGCAGCATCCATTGGCTGACCAGATTGCCGCAGATAAATATCTGGCAAGTAAAACTGCGACGCGGCGTAAAGGTCTGGGAATTAAATTCTCAAAATTATCTCCATCGGGAGCAGAATAAAACGAGCTGTCAGTCTTCAGACCTCAGCATTCAGCTAGAAAAACGCTGTCTTTTGCTGATGACTGCGGACTGATAGCTGAGGACTAAATTATGTGGTTTTTCGGCAAAAACAAAGAGCGTAAAGTAATCCGCCCTGCAGGACGAATCCTGCGGGCAAGATTCGACGCTGCCCAAACCACAGCTGATAACCAGCGGCACTGGTCAAACGCCGATGGCCTTTCTGCTGATGGTGCTGCAAACGCCGATGTTCGCAAAACCCTCCGTAACCGCTCCCGATATGAGGTTGCCAATAACAGTTACGCACGCGGGATTGTTACCACTCTTGCTAATGATGTGGTTGGCACTGGGCCGCGACTTCAGATGCTTACTGATGACGATTTTGGCAACAGGATCATCGAAACAGAGTTTATGAACTGGGCATCCCAAATACGCCTTGCCCAAAAACTTCGTACTATGCGAATGGCGAGAGCATCCGATGGTGAAACTTTTGGGATACTTTCAATAAACAGGAATGTAAATTCACCTGTAAAACTTGATTTAAGGCTTATTGAAGCAGACCAGGTTACAACCCCTTGGTCTAAATTCCTAAACTCGCAATCATTGGTTGATGGTATCGAATTTGATTCTTTTGGTAATCCTGACAAGTATTTTGTTTTAAAAAATCATCCCGGCTCTGTGTCTGTTGTTTTTGAGCAAGACTATAACAGTGTTGATGCCGGTTCAATGATTCATTGGTTCAGGGCTGATAGACCCGGTCAAAGCAGGGGGGTTCCGGAAATCACACCGGCGCTTCCTTTATTTGCACAGCTTCGAAGATATACACTTGCTGTGATTGCAGCCGCTGAAACTGCCGCTGATTTTGCGGCGGTTTTATATACCGATTCACCTGCAAATGGTGAGGCTGCAAATTTAGAACCGATGGATGTAGTTCAGCTTGAAAAGAGAATGGCTACAACACTTCCTGATGGCTGGAAACTGGGCCAAATAGAAGCACATCAGCCAACAACGACATATGGCGAATTTAAAGACCAGATTCTAAACGAGATCGCACGATGTTTGAATATGCCATTTAATATTGCGGCGTGTAATTCATCGGGCTACAACTATGCCTCAGGCCGGCTCGATCATCAAACATATTACAAAAGTATCCGGGTGGATCAAGCGGACATGGCATTGGTAATTTTAGACCGAATTCTGCAGGCATGGCTCGATGAAGCAATCCTAATCTCTGACTATCTGCCGCTTAATTGGAGAACCATCCGCCGTTTCCCTCACCAGTGGTTTTGGGATGGAACTGAGCATGTCGATCCAGCCAAGGAGGCAAAAGCGCAGGAAATCAGGCTTTCCAATCACACAACCACATTGGCAGATGAATATGCCAAACAGGGCAAAGACTGGGAAGTTGAACTCTACCAGAGGGCAAGGGAAAAAAAGCTTATGGACAAACTGGGCATATCACCAGAAAAAATAACAACTTCTATTACGGAGACAAACGAAGATGAAGAATAAACTAAACATCACAGCAAATTTCAGTATCGAGGCAGCAGCGGTACTAGCCGAAAACGAACAACCCAAGAACAGACGTTTCTCGATGACTGCATATACTGGTGGTCCAATGATGCTCGAGGGATGGAAGTATCCTGTGGTCATTGATTTGCAAGGTTTAAATAAAGGAAGTTCATCGCGACCCATTTTTATCAGCCATAACCAGGATATCGATGATTTGCTTGGCCAAACTGACCATGTGAATATTGTTGAAAACAATCTCGTAGCCGCAGGTGTGGTCCTTGGCGATTCACCCAGGGTTCAACGCGTAATTGCTTTGGCAGATAAAGGTTTTAACTGGCAGGCATCTATTGGCGCTCGCGCCGAGCAGGTTGAATATATAAAAGCAGGTCAAATTGTAAACGTAAATGGTAAAGAATTTACCGGCCCAATGAATATCGCACGTAAATCGACCCTGGGTGAAATAAGTTTTGTAACCCTCGGGGCAGATAATAATACTTCGGCAACAATAGCCGCAACTCATCAGGAGCAAACTATGGAAAATATCGAAAACAAAGAAACTCAGGAAACAACCATCACAGCGGAAACTACAATTGCAGATATCAGGGCAGCCGCAGCAGCGGAAACAACCCGCATTACCGCCATTAAAAAAATCTGCTCTGGTAAGTACGATGATATCGAGGCAAAGGCAATTGCCGAAGGTTGGGATCAGCCTAAATGTGAACTTGAGGTACTGAGAGCATCCAGACCCAACGTAAATATTATCACTTCGCAGAAAATCACTGCAACTCCAAAAGTTTATGAAGCAGTTGCATTGTTGGCTTCAGGTATTGCAGGTTCAAGGCTCGAAAAATATTATGATGACCAGACACTTGACGCCGCTGAAAAACTTCGCGGTATTGGTATCCAGGAATATTGCGAGCAGATTTGTGCTATGCAGCTGCCAAGATTTCGCAGGGATGCATCGGCATGGCTTGCAGCAGCATTCAGCACAGCTTCACTTCCTGGAATACTTTCCAATGTAGCAAATAAAATGCTTTTGGAAGGTTATAACTATATTGAAGATGCCTGGCGAAAGATATGCAAGATTGCAAGTGTTAATGACTTCAAAGAACACAGCAGATACCGCATGACCGGAAGTTTTAAATTCGAGCAGGTTGGCGCTGATGGCGAATTGAAACACGGTAAAATCGATGAGCAGAAATACGGCCAAAAGGCAGATACCCATGGTATTATGTTTGCACTGACTCGCCAGATGATTATCAATGATGACCTTGCTGCATTTACAGATGTACCGAGACAAATTGGTATGGGAGCAGCTGAGGCAATAGCTGATGCTGTATGGGGATTATTGCTCTCCAATCCATCAAGCTTTTTCTCAGCAGCGCATAAAAATTATAAAGATGGCGCTGATACCGCACTGGCTGTTGATTCCTTGACAGATGCCGAGGTTGTATTTGGTGAACAAACTAAACCAAACGGAAAACCGCTTGGTGTTCAACCTTCTTTAATATTAGTGCCGACGGCATTGCGAGTTCCGGCTGATTTGCTGATGAAGTCGCCAACCCTCAATGAAACTACAACTGCCAACAAAGGCAAACCAGCATCTAATCCACATATTGGTAAATATGAAGTTGTTTCAAGCAGTTATCTCTCGAACTCATCTTTCAGCGGGTATAGTTCAAAGGCATGGTATTTGTTTGCTGATCCAAACAGACTTCCTGCCTTGGAAGTTGCGTTCCTAAACGGAATAGACCAACCCACAGTTGAAAAAACCGATGCTGATTTTAACACACTCGGTATTCAGTTCAGAGGCTTTATCGATTTCGGTGTCAGAGAGCAGGATTATCGCGGCGCTGTAAAGTTCAAAGGTGAAGCGTAATATTAGCTGTCAGCTTTCAGTTATCAGTTTTCAGATATTTTTTAATAGGAGTATACTAAAATGAATATTAGTTTTTATCAAAATGGAAAATCAATTGATTATACACCGGCTTTTGATGTAGCAGCCGGTACAATCGTTGTACAAAAAGGTCTTGTCGGTATTACCAAGCTGGATATTGCTGCAAATACCAAAGGCGCACTGGCAGTTGAAGGTGTCTTTGCAGTACCCAAAAAGAACGAAGCGTTTGCAGCGGGACTCCCTGTCTGGTTCGATGCTAATGGCAATCCGCAAGGCGGTGTTGCAGGTAGTGGGTCGGCCACCCAAATTGGCGGCGATGCACAAGCGGCTGGTGATATTCTTCTTGGCGGTGCTATAATCGCGGCTGCGGCGGCAGATGAGTTTGTTTATATTGCATTAAACAAATTCGATGCTCGAATTCCAACATTTGCAACATCTGCTCGAATTACAAAGGCTGCAAGTGCAAACGCCGCCGCGACAGAATCCGGAGTTTGTTACGATTGCACGGCGGACAATACGGTTATCACTCTTCCGGCAACAGCTGTCGGCCTTGAGTTCACTGTTATGAATGCAGCTGCCGATGGCGCAGCACTTGTCGAAGTAGATTTCCAGGCGGCGGATAAAAACCTCGGCGGCTTGGGTATTGCAGCAGGCGGCGACGGTAAGAAATTGTCAAATACAAAGGCAACAGCAAAGAAGGGCGATTTTATAACATTTGCTGCTGACGGTACTGATGGTTATCGCATTAAGGCAATCCGCGGTATATGGGCACAGGAGAACTAAAAATCCGAAATCCTAATATCGAAATCCTAAACAAATCCCAATTACCAAAATTCAAATGTTCCAAACTCACAAATTGGGCGTTTTGAGTATTTGAGAATTCGAATTTTGAATTTGTTTCTGATTTAGGATTTCGTGCTTCGGATTTGTGAGTTGTTATGTCAAATATTCTTAAAAATGGTATCCAGTTTCTGGCGGATAAGTTGAAATCACATGCTTCCGAGACGGTAATTTATAAACGCGGCGCAGATACGATAAATATCTGCGCCAGTTTTGGCAAGACAAATTACCAGATAGAAAACGAGTCTGGCTTTCAAATTGGCGGTGAGATTACAGACTTTTTATTTAGTGCAGCAGATTTAATTATTGATGGATTAGTAACGGTTCCTAAAGCTGGTGACCGAATCGAAGTTGATGGCAAAGTATATGAAGCATTATTTATTAACGATGGCTGCTGGCGATATAGCGGCCCATTTGGAAAAATTATTCGCTTTCACACAAAGGAAATTTAATTTATGTCACTGACAACTAAGATATTTATGTCGGCTATTCCGTTTTATATGCTTGCATCCGGAGCGAATCAGGCAAATGAAGTTGTAACAATTGCTGATCAGTTCATGAAATATGGTGAGCTGGGACTGTGTTTTGCATTGGTTGCATATCTTATGTACAGCAATTACTGCCTGGTTGCCTCACTTCAAAAACTTATCAAGGAAAAAAGCTCGCAGGAGGAGCGATTGATAAATGCGATTCAAACTTTCTGTGCAGTATGCCGGGAGCGGCCATGTTTATTGGATGCAAACGCGTTTAAGATGGATAATCCAGACAGCTTGGCGGCTATAAAAAAGGATGAAGAGTAATATGGTTTTGCAATTAGCTGAAAAAATCGTAAACACTCTAAACGACAGTGAATTCGCTTTGGCTTTTACTGCTGTTAAGACACTATTTCCATTTTATGAACTCAAGGACTTAGCAAATTTAAAAGTTACTGTTGTTCCTAAAAGCGTAAATATCACAACTGCAAGCAGAAATAGCAGTGAATTTGATTATCAGGTAGATATCGCAATCCAGAAAGCTGTTAAACGGCCGGATGATACCGAAATTACCGTGTTAACTGAGCTTGCCTTAGCCATTGCCAAGAGTTTCCGCAATAAAGTTTATCAGGATATTGGCGCTGTATGCTTTAAGCAATCAATCGATCCATTGTATTTTGTTGAGCATATCCAGCCGCCTTCTGTTTTTACAAGCGTTGTCACATTAAATTTCAAAGTAATCCAGTAAGGAATTTTCATTATGCCTCTGCCATTAGAAAAACAACCGATCGTTCCCAATGCCCTTTATGCACCGACTATTATTCTGCAAACAAGTATTGCAACCGGGCAAATTTTAACATCGGCTCAAATTACCTTAAAAGGAGGCTCTGTTGATGAAAACGGCAAATGGTCGCCCGCTGATTCCCAGGCAAAGACGGTATATCTCCCAAATATATTTTCGCTTGAATCTGATATTTCGTCGTATTCACAGGATGTAATAGAGCTATTTAATCTTATCGTCCAGCTTATCGGGAATATCAATTCTGTCAGGAAGGTTGTCTGATGCCAATTACATGGTATGCACATTCTGGTAATATCGATATTGATAGTCCCATCTGGTACACGCAGCGCATAGGCGGTAGTCTTTGCGATTTTGCAAGCTGCAATAGTGATATAATTCTAAATTCAAATGGCTTCAGAGGCATAAGATTAAACAGAAGTTTTACATGTAACAGGCTTGAAAACAGCGATGGCAGCGGTTCGTTGATTGGATATTTTGAATATACAGGTACTGATACAGTTGGCACTAATATTGGCAGTATTGTAATTAATGGCGGTATTTTAGGTGAATATGAGGAATGTATCAGAATCAGCGGCTCGTCCTTGGGGGAATATAAGAGGCTTACTATAAATGGTTCTATTAGTTCACTTGATACGGCAGAAGGAATTGGGATTTCTATTGTCGGGGAAAATGCATATTTAACGATAAATGGTAATATTGAAAATTTCGGCGGCAATGTTCTGTATATAAATGCTGCAAATGCGCATATTTTAATTATAGGAGATGTAACCGGAAATGGTTCATTTATGGGCAGCGCGGTACAGACAACTACTAATGCGATGTACTGTACTATTACAATTGAAGGAAACTGTTTTTCAGAAAACGGTCCTGCTGTTTCAATTTTAGGTTCTTTCTCAACGTTGTATATCGAGGGGAACGCGGAAGCTGGTTTTTTGGGTCTGTCGAGTATTGTTATTCTTTCTAATTATGCACGTCTTATAATTACAGGTACCTGCAAAGGGCAAGGTGCGGTTTATGGCGTTGAAATACATGGCGATAATATCATTGCAAATATAGATACAGCAATTGGCGGAAGCTACAGCGGCGGGGGCATATTCTGGAATGGCGCAAATATGGAGGGTGGCAGTAGTTTAATTGTCAGAGATGCTATTGGCGGCGATTCTTCTGTTGGAATCGATATAACCCAAAATCCATCATTACCTCCCGGCATAATAGTAACAGGCTCTGTTATAGGAGGCATCAATGCCAGCGGTTTTGGCATTTGGGTAAAAGGTAGTGTAGGCTGCATAATTAAGGGTAATATCATAGATTCACCTTTTTGCAGTGCATACTGCGGGCCTGTCAGAGTAGAGCACAATACAGAAAATTATCATTTGATGTATCACAGCAGTGATAATGGAACTGGCAATCAGCCAAGATATTATCCACTGGCGCTTTCACCTGATTTGGTGAAACGCGGAATTAAGCATGGAACGGTTGTAGGCACGCTTGCGGGCGGCGCAAGTCCATTTAGAAGGTTAAACAGGTTTGTATAATATGAATAGTTTCAGAAATAATTCAGGTTGGCAAGTTTTACGTTCGGTTGAAGCCGTTGATCCGCAACTGGCTGCAAACACATTTGATTCCAAGCCTTCATTTGCGAAAAATATCAATGCTGCCGTTATCCGAGGTTTGGAACTTATCCTTGCAGCAATTGGCAGTGAAAACGGCACCAGCGGTGTTCGTATCTGGGGTGGACGCAATGTCAATAGCGGCCCGGCACAGCTTATAGCGGATATTACATTTACCTTGGGAACAATGGTTTGCAATAAAGACCCGCAAACACAAAAAACAACTGACCTGACAAGATATGCTGATTCAGCAGTTGTTACTTCTTACTGGCCGACGGATATTAAAGCAGTAAATAGCGGCAATAATTTAATGACTACAGTCAGTTTTGATGGACTCGATATCGCCTGGATTGCTGTGGAGGTAATTTCGCTTACCAATGTAATGAAGGCGAATATTTATTTCGGGTATTTTGGCTAATGGCAGCAAAAGTCTCAAACTTTGGACAGTCACTTTACAAAGTAAAAACTTTGTTCTTCGATAGTCCGGCTGTTTTAGCTTCAGTCGATTCTGCTACGCGAAAAGTCTTAAACCGAATTGGCGGTATGATAAGACTTACCGCTCGCAGGTCTATTAAGAAAGCACCTTCCCATACCGCAGTTAGTAAACCCGGCAAACCGCCGCTGAGTCATACAGGCCTATTGCGAAACTATATTTATTATTCATTCGATCCTCTCAGCAGGTCGGTTCTTGTTGGCCCGGTTGCTTTAAATGCAAAAGGTAAAAATGTTCCGCGTATTCTCGAATACAGCGGCAGTGCAAAAATAAAAGGTAAGAATGTTCATATCGCTGCACGGCCATTTATGGCATCGGCATTAAGAGTGAATCAGCCGAAGATGGCAGCTTTATGGAAAAATAGTGTAAGAAAATAATAAATTATAAGGAGTTTTTACAATGGCAGCAGCAGATTTCATATTAGGCATAAACGCCAAATTATATTACGGCACAAATGATGCAGAACTAACAGCAATGACGGAAGCGTCAAATGTAAAAGACTTGACTGTTTCAGTTTCAGCCGGTGAATGCGATATCAGCACACGGGCAAATAGCGGTTGGCGAGCAACAGCGGCAACACTGCGGGAATGTGAACTTTCATTCACAATGAATTGGAAGCCGGGCGATGCGTTCTTTACAGCGGTAAAAACTGCGATGCTAAATAGTACTACGCTGTGTCTTGCTGCATTGACAGGTGCTAAAGATGCTGAATATAGCTCTGGCCCACACGGCAATTTTGCAATCACAAAGTTCGATAGAAAAGAAGCTTTAGAGGACGCCATAACAGTTGATGTTACAGCAAAACTCGCGAAGTATATTGCCTGGGTTGACGTAGCAGGAGCATAATTTTTTAGGAAGTGAGGTATTAAATGAAAACTTTTACAGATAATGCGGGCAGAACATGGACTCTTAGCTTGACCATTGACAGTGCAAAGCGTGTTCGTGATTTACTAAATATTAATTTATTAGAGCCAGAGGCTGGCGATCCTCCCTTAATTACAAGGCTTGGCACAGATGAATTTTTATTGTGCGATGTACTTTATTGTCTTATCAAGCCGCAGGCGGATTCGCTAAACATAACAAGTGAGCAGTTTGGCCAGAGCATTGGCGGTGATGTGATACTGGCTGCACAAACGGCTTTTTATGATGAAATCATTGATTTTTTCCAGAAACGGGGTCGAACCGACAGAGCCAAAGCTGCGGCAACTCAGCAGAAGATGATAAATCTGGCGATAGAGAAGATAACTCAGAATCTAACTCAAATCGATCTGGGCGGGAAACTGACGGAAATATTTGGCGCACGGTCTATACAATAGCAGGATACGTCGGCGTTGACCCCGCGCCACTGACACTGCGTGAATTGTGGTGGATGAGCCAGGCAATTGAGTTTCGTGATCGGATGGAGTGGAATAGGGTTTCGGCATTGATGGCACTATTGTGTAATATAAACAGTGACCCGAAAAAAGGGAAAACATTCTGCCCGGCTGATTTTAATCCATATTTCACAAAGAAGCAGAAGCGTTCAAATGTAATAGAAGTCAAAGACCAGGAATCCAGAAGATTATTTAAAGAAGCATTTGAAGGAAAAATATGAAAAATGAAATCCGAAATCCCAATACCGAAATACGAAACAAATCCTAATTTCCAAAATTCAAATGTTCCAAACTCACGAATTTTGAGTTTTGAACCTTTGAGAATTCGAATTTTGAACTTGTTTCGGATTTAGGGTTTCGTGCTTCGGATTTTAATTATTAAAGTGAGGTTTAACAATGAGTAAATCAGGTTCAATTAAAGCAGGAGCTGCATATGTCGAACTATTTGCAGATAGAAGTCCATTAATTCGCGGATTGCGAGCAGCTGAGATAAGCGTAAAAAAATGGGGCCAATCTGTTTCAGCAATGGGCAGGCAAATGATGGGCGTGGGTACTGCAATTTTAACACCACTAATTGGTGCAGCGAAATACTTTTCCGCTTATGGCGATAATATTGCAAAAATGTCTAAAAGAACAGGTGTCGGAGTTGAATCATTAAGCGCCCTTGGATTTGCAGCAGAACAATCAGGAAGCAATTTAGAAACCGTCGAAAAAGCAATTCGCAAAATGCAGCAGAGTATCCTCGATGCGAATATGGGCTTAAAAACAACAACAGATATATTTGCAATGCTCGGTGTTAGTGCTGCCACATTTTCCGGTTTGAAGCCAGAAGAACAATTTCGCCTTATGGCTGATAGGATCAGCCAGATAGAAGATCCATCCAAGCGTGCTGCGATAGCGATGAAGATATTCGGAAAAAGTGGCACGGCACTTTTGCCAATGCTCGAAAAAGGTGCAGCCGGGCTTGACGAATTGATGAATGAGGCTAAAAAGCTTGGTCTTGTTTTATCAAGTGAAGATGCTGCATCAGCGGAGGAACTTAATGATGCACTAAATCGTATGTGGCGCACTATAAAGATGTCATTTGCAAATATCGGCGCTGCTGTTGCTCCGATTATAACGGATTTATCAAATAAAATTGCCGTAATCGTTGGCAAAATATCAAACTGGATCAAGGAAAATAGAGGTTTGTTTCAAACAGCCTTTTTTGTCGGCGCAGGTCTTATTGCAGCAGGCGGTGCGTTTGTCGTATTTGGGAATGCAATGATCTTTGCAGGCAAAGCACTTGCCATTATAAGAGGCAGCTTTACTGCCTTGAAAACAGGTTTAGCTTTTTTGCTGTCACCAATTGGTTTAGTTACCGCTGCTGTTATCTCTTTAACGGGAGCATTTTTGTATTTTACCAGTTACGGCAGCGAGCTTCTTAATTGGCTTGGCAATTGTTTTAATACATTAAAACAGGATGCGACAAATGCGATAGGTGGAATTGTTTCTGCATTTGCCAAAGGTGATTTGGGACTTGCTGCGCGTATAGGTTGGCTTTTTGTAAAAACCGAATGGTTGCGAGCTAAAGAATGGATGCTTGGCTACTGGCTTAGCATAAAACTTACTATTATGGAAGTTTGGTATTCGCTTGTTTATTCACTTGCTTCTGCCTGGTACGGGGCCGTTTACGCAATTGGGACAGCCTGGGCCGAAACTGTAAGCTTTATTGGCCAGGTGTGGATAAGGGCCGGGGCTATTTTAAAAACCGCCTGGGTCGATGCAGTAGCTTTTTTTAAAACCATATGGGTTGGTTTTAAGCAGTGGTGGGCAGAAACAATCGATTGGGTTGCAAAAAAACTTATGCGGGTTTGGATCTGGTGGAAGAAAATTACAGATTCAAGTTTTGATGCAGCAGCCGCGGAAAAACAATTGGAGGATAGTTTTGCCCAGGACAAACAAGACCGCCAGAGTAATGCAGATAATAAACGTTTGGAGATTGATAAAGAAGCTGACGCCAAGAGCAGTGCAATTGAAAAAGAAAAGGACGAATCTCTAAGTGAGATTGAAGCACGCAGAACAGGCAGGCGCAAACAATCAAAAACTGAATTTGATTCCGGTATGGCCGGGGCTAAGCAGTATGTTGAAGATGGATTGAAAGATGTAATTGATTCTAATAATGCCAGTAAAAAGGCTGTTGCAGATGAGCTTGCAAAAACAAAAGATGAATTTAATGCAGCGATTGCAAAAGCCAAAGAGCCGGTTGAGTCAAAAGCAAAAACACCCGTGTTGCATAAAAAAGATTGGCAGGGTGAGAGTGGTCTTACAAAGGCTTCGACTACAGGAACATTCAGCGCTTTTGGCTTATCGCAGCTTGGAGCAGGCGGTGTAATGCAAAAGATTGCAGCTGCAACCCTGCGAACAGCAGAAGCTACGGAAGATATAGCTGATAATACAGCTGGCGGCGGTGCAGAGTTTGGGGACTAACAATGGCAGATGAAATTACAGTAGCTGAGAGATGGTCCACCAGAAAAACTGCCGTCGGAAGCAGTAAAGGCTCAACTGTTGAATATATTATCCAGGGCACTGACGATGATGTTGACGCCCTGGATGCACTTTTATCAGCTTGTCCTGATACATGGAACGATGTACCACGTTCAGGCAGAAGCGTCGAACAAATAGCAGATAAAATATGGATTGGAACGGTTACTTATGGCTATGGCAGTAAAAACACAGCTGATATTGAGTACAACTTTGATACTGGTGGTGGAACGCAAAAGATCACTCAAACTATCTCACCTCTGACAGTAAGGGCATATGGAACCCAGCCGCCCGATTTTAAAGGTGCGATTAATGTTGATGATAATAGTGTTAATGGCATAGATATTATCGTTCCGGTATATAATTTCAGCGAGACAAGGCAGGTAAGCTCGGATTTAATTAATGATGGTTTTAAATCTGCAATATTTACTCTTGTCAGCAAAGTTAATAATGCTGTATGGCATGGCTTTGCGGCAGGAGAAGTCTTATTTATGGGTGCATCAGGCTCAAGGCATAGCAGAACTGGTGATGTTGAATTAACTTATAAATTCGCTGCAAGCCCGAACAAATCAAATATCACGATAGGCAGTATATCCGGCATCGAGAAAAAAGGCTGGGAGTATCTTTGGGTCAGATATGAAAAAAGTACTGACCAGAATTGCCTGATTCAGATTCCACGGGCCGTTTACGTTCATCAGGTTTATGAATCCGGTACTTTTACAGCTTTAGGACTTGGCGATTAATATGGCTGATACTTTTAAAAAAGTCCGAGACGGTGAAAAACTGCGAATACCTGCACGCACATACAATGCAATGGTTGATGCTGCCGCCGATTTTATCAATCGAAAAAATAATCTAACAACAGAATCAGGCAATACACTTCCTGCAAATATGGTTTATATCAAAAATACAAGCGGTATTGATGTTGGCAGGTTCAATATCATTGGGATATCAGGTAGTGTAATTCCTGCAAGCAATCCAAACTTTTTAAACCAGATAATTCTTATTGGTATAAAGCCTTTATGGCCTAATCACAGTTTAGGCAGATTCGTTATCACTGCTGAGCCTATAAGTAATAATAAAATAGGTCGTGCATATATATCCGGTTTAGTACCTGTAAAAATCTATTTACCCAATCCTTATGATGATAGATACAACGGTTTTGCAGATATATACCCTGATGATGTAACAAGACTGAGAACTTCTATTTCACCGGGACCTGTTACTGTAATGTTCCTTGATTTTTTCAGCGGTCATGATGGAAGTCATAACTATTCGGCAATTGTAAGGCTTAATTACTCTGAAAATCCTGTCAGGCGCGCAAGATGCATTGAAAATGCGCCGGACTATTCTGTTATTGCGGCAAATCTTTACAAAAATGATGTAGAGCAGACATCAGGCAGTGAATCTGCAATAAGGGTGTATTGCAGTATCTTCGGGGGAGGATGGCGTTTGGATTCGGCTATGCCGAAACTTCAGACAGGTGATATAATATACGTCACAAATATCGATGGCAAATGGCGGTGTCTGACAACATTTATTCCTTATGTAAGCTGCGACTGCGATTCGGTGGAGATTTAGTGAAAAGATGTCAATTGGCAAATCCATACATGTTGATAAGGCATCAGGTAAGGTAAAGTTCCTTGAATCCTCCAGAAAAGTAATAGCAACCTGCGGTTTCCCACAACGAATAATGCTGACATTTTCTGAAATACACGAGGCTGGTTTTAGTTGCGGATATACATATGAAGATGATTGTGATACACCGCCGTGGGTAAATCCTAACAGAAGATTTATCTTAAATAAAACTGCAGATGCAGGTGGTGTTATTGCTTATGAATGTAATGATACAATTTTCAGGGTCAGGTTTATAATGCAATATATAACTTATGATGGCAACGGCTTTCGCAGATATATCTGGGTTTATTTGTATCGCAAAACAGCTATAGCTAATTGTATATGCCCGCTGTTTATGTCAGGATGGGAACATATCTGGCAGGATGAATTCAGTGACGAGTTTCAGTCGATTACTGATAGTGCTTCTTCTATAGTTGGCAATACGGGTCTAAGTTTAAATACAGGCGAGCAGTATTTATGTATCAAACACAGAAGGGCCTGGTCAGATTATAAGGTATGGAGCGGTTACACCCCATCCAATTGGCAGGACAATAAGCAATATAATGTAGGAGAACTCGTTTGGGCAACAAATGGCGATATAGTTATCTGCAATACGCAGCATACATCGACATTTGCAACAAAGCCTATAACAGGTGAAAGCTGGACAAGTAAATGGCAGTGGGCTACATACAGTTACAGGCATGGTGTTGATGTTGTTACAGGAACAGATGGTAAAAAATATTATAGCAGGCGAATACATACTTCTGACCCATCAAATAAACCAGTTACCGGAGGAAGCTGGGGCTTATATTGGGGTGCTTGTCCTGCGGAATGGAGTAGCAATACAACTTACACATCGGGCCAGGTTGCGATGTATGGTGATAATGTTGTTAGATCACGATACAACTATGTTAATAATAAAGGGCATACTCCTGATGTAGATAATGACAGTTGTCTTTACGATTATTGGTGGGAAGTTATATTTGATCATAATTTTACAACATGGTCATCCGGCAGGCTCTATTCTGGTGGAGGCGGTAACAGCAGAGTCAGGGGTACTGATAATAAAGGTTATAAATGTATAAAGGCTCATCAGCCGCATGCAGATAATAAACCAATTACAGGCAGTAATTGGCAGGATTATTGGGAATTTGAATATAAAAAGAACACCCCTGAAATTGATCCTGACTGGAAAGAGTATTGGGCAAAAATAAAGTGCGATACACTTTTTCAGGAAGGCAGGTTTTTAGTAAATGAACAGATGGATGAATTTGTTACAGGCCGGTGGGGCAAGGTAGAATTTTCGGCGGAAATACCGGAGTTTCTGGCCTGGCAAAATGATTATGAATATAAGGTTGGCGATATGGTGGTCGGCGATGATAATCAGGTTTATGCGTGCGAGATTGATCACACTTCGTCTTTTGAGAATAAACCTGTAAGCGGAACAAATTGGAACGATTATTGGATTTTAGCAGAATGTGTGGACTAATGATATGAGTTGCTGCAACGGAAAAATAAAACAAGAGCTTGGCATAATTCCAAAAGTCAGAAAGCTTAAAAATATCGCAGAAGGCTTTGCAAAACTTGCGGTAAGCAGAACAGGTATGGATTTTAAATATGCTAAAGAAAGATTATCGATTTGCGAAAATTGTGAAAACATTACCTGGCTCAAAGATGCTGAGTTTGCTGCATGGCTCGCTGAAAATAAACTTTCGGTTTTAAAAAATATGGAGTCTTTAGAAAAGTTAAGCGATTTACCAATTAAGCCGCGTAGAGCTTTGACACGGCGGTACTGTGTAAAATGTAAATGCAATATTATGGCGAAAATACATAGCAAAGAGGAGAGATGTCCGGAGGAGAGATGGTGATAATTGGCATGCAATGAACCGCCAGTTCGGTGAATACAACTCCAGCAAATATATCACATTTGCAAAACTGCTAAGTTAGAATTTCAGTAAGTTGTTCTGAAAGTTTTTGTCTTACCAATTTAGTTTCTAAATCCAAATTCAAAAGATGTGAAATAGTTAACTGATTTGAATAATAAAAATATGTTACAGAAAATATCGTCAGGATATATGTAGAAAAATCTAAGCTCTTTTTAAAAAATCTTTTTTGTTGTCCTATTTCATACAAATTTTGTATATGGGCGATGTACGAAGAACGTATTTTTTGCCAGTCGTCGGTGTTTAAACTTTTGCCGCCATTGAGATTTTCCCACGCTAAAAGGCGCCAAAACTGCGGGTTTTGTTGATGAAAATCAAAAAAGCTTTCTATTATCAAAAGAGTCATATCAGGGACATCTTTTTCAGTTAACGATAAGATTTTTTCATTGGTTGCCGCTAACGAATAC